CTTATGAAATTTTATTATAATCATTTTGTTATTCTCTTTGTATGTTTCCCAATATGTAATCTGTTCCCAATATGTATTCTATTCTTGGTTGTTGTACCTTTGCTTTTGCTGAGTGTGCTTTTACTTTTACTTTTGGTTTTGTTTTTTGTGTTGGATGGATTATTTGACATCCAGGTGTAATTAGTTGGTATAGTTCTAGATAATTGACTACCCCTCTTTAATCTTAGTTTTGCTAGTTGATAATATTCCTGATGGAATTCTAAGTTTTGAAATTCTGTAGATAATTTTTGACATTCATGCCATTCTCTCTCTAGAGTATCTAGATTTTTAGCATAGATAAGTCTACCAAACCATTTACTTTTTTTCATTTGTAATCTTAGAGCTGGATTAAGATTAATTGAAATATTCAAATTTGTGCGAAATGGTTTAATTATGCTAGATGGAAAGCCATAATATTCAAGAAGCTTTTTTAAATCTACTCCTGACTCTCTTTGAAATTGAGAATATTGAGTATGAAGTACTAGGTAATGTGTTAAATCATATTTTTGTAATGCATAATTTATGCTGTATGGTTTATTATAACAAAGAAAAATCTCCATATGACATATATTTGGATGGTCTTGCATTTTTATACAAACTATCTTAAACATTTTGCTAGGTACATTCATTATAATACCCCCAAAATTACTATTTAATTTTGCGGGAATACTACCTGTAAAGACCATAACTTTCTCTAGACGGGTATTACGCCCAAGATGCCGGCACCATTGTTCCATAAGCACCCATAAACCACTATTAAAAACCATTTCTTGTGGTGTTATATTAGTTAATACGAACGTTTCATTGTAAACATCCATATTAGTTTTATGCTGACCTGCAGGTGCATTATGACCCATACTACCACCATATTCCATATATGCTTTGTAATCTTTCAATGTATATTGCAAATTAGTTGGGACTTCTAGATCCTGTCGAAAAGGATCTTCTATTTTACGTCGGTCTATAGGCGAATGATTGGGGTCAGTGAACCCGGTCATAGCAGTAATTGTTTCTGCCACTAGGAGAGGATATTTATATATAGTGCTGTAGAAAATGTCAAATTCCTGTTTTTTTAGTAATAATAAATTTTTATCATTTAGTTTCTCTCTATTATATCGATTTCCCTGCAGAATTTGTGTATAATTAGTAAGATTATTTATATTCATATTTTTTCTAGAGGAAGAGGAATTTGTCATACTCTTAGAAACTATGCTAGGTGGTATAGTCCATTCCATGCTTAGCTTATTAATTAAAATCTAATAAAATATCAGAAAATAAGTTAGAAAAAGACTTAATAAAAGAATTAATCGGAAAAAATATATTTATTTATGCATTAAATTCAGGCCTTAGTAATACGATACCATTTATGGCCGTGCTCGCATTTACCAACTAGACGAGCCCGTAGAGTATTACCCTTACCCTTAAAGGTTTCTTTGCGAACATCATCAATGCGAACCTTTTCCTTACGACCTTCACGATGACAGGCAACACAGACTTCGTGCATAGTTTCACGCTTACCATCTTCGCGCTGTGATTTGGTCTTCCGGGAACCACCTTTATGACCACTTGCATGCCCTGTATGCCCTACATGCCAAGGTTTTTTGGTGGTAGTAGGAACTGCAAACCGTTTACGAGAACCACCTTTATGCATTATCTTCTTAGGAGTCATGTGCTTGCGAGTTAAAACCATTCTAGAAACTGGAAATTAAAATTGGATTTGAATAAGAAATTGTTTACTAAATTAAACGCAGATAATAATTATTCTAGAAATAATAAAAAATAAAAAATAAAAAATAAATAATAAACAAAATTTTATAGATTGTAATATTACAAATTCCAGATTCTAGAGACTAGAGACTAGAGGAATTATTTTAATAAACTGCACTAGCTAGAGATTGAGTATATGGATTTTGCCGGAAAGCATCCAAGATTTCCGGATTAATTCTTGCGCGTTGAGAATCTTCTGGTAATTTACTCTTTACCCGGGTAAGACCACATGAATTCTTCTGTGGAGGTGCACCATAAATAAAAGTCTCAGCAGGTTCGCGAATATTAATTTGGTCTGCTTCAATCCGCTTGTGCTCAATATTAACAAAATCACCACCTGCATTGAGCTTAACAGATTGTGGTGTAGGTTCGCGCCCTAGGGCAATTTCTTCCTTATTAGGATTGAGATGTGCGTTATAAGCTGCATCGTAGCTTGAGGGGGTATTGGAATAGAATTTTGCAGGACCTTCCCATTCCCAGTCATTGAGGAATTGACGATTGGTATTCTTAGCATCATATCGAGCGGCCAAATATCCACGACCTGGGCCACGACCTGTTTCACCATCAGCAATGCCTTGATAATACCAATCAGTTAGAAATTGGCGATTGGTATTCTTCATATCCACACTTGTAGAAGTATAGCCACCGGCTTTAAGAGATTGATAGTTACCTACGAAACCAATATGTTCGTTATCAATTGTTACTTCTTTCATAGTTGTACGGGCAATATCTTCAGGGTCATATACACGCAATGAACGTGGTTGCTGAGGATTCATGTTAATATAAGGTGCAGAGTTATGAATATTTTGCTCTTTGATAGTAGTTCGTGCAATATCATTAGGGTCATATACCGTATTATTTAATGGACCAGATAGTTGACCCATATAAGAGTTATCAATATTTTGCTCTTTGATAGTAGTGCGTGCTACATCATCAGGGTCATACACGGTTGCTTTCTTATTACCAGAAAGGGCACCTTGATAATCGTTATCTTCAGTTTGTTCCTTTATAGTAGTACGTGCAACATCATTAGGGTCATAAACAGTTTGCTTAGCTGGCATAGCTGCGTGCATATTACCTTCCGGGCGAATATTTCCTATGAAATTCTCTTTACGAGTACGACGGAAGAAATCAGTAATAGGTGTAATAAGTTTCTTAACCGTAATTGTAAGATTGTTTAAGTGCATACGGTCTTGTGTAGTATCACGTTCATTAGCACGATTCTCAATACTAGCTAAACCATAATCACCAACACCCTCCTCATTAGCCTCTTCATTAACCGTCCAGGCCGACTCACGATAGGCATTACGTGGTGTAGGATTCATGTAATTATTTTTAGTGCTGCGTCGATATGCTCCTTCTTTGCGTGGTTTACTAAGTTGTGCTTGTCCGGCAGTACCATAATAAGAACGTTGTCGTTGTTTCTCAGTAGGTTTCATATAGAATTTTTCACGGAGCTGCGAAGCTTTAACAGCACTAGAAAGTGTGCCACGTTCAGGTGTGGAGTTATAATACTTTTCGGGACGATGTTTAAAAGGTTTGGCTTGTAAACCACGTTGTCCGCTCTTTAGACCTGCAACTACACGACCTTCATATGTAAGTTTGGGATTGGTCAATACACGGAGTTCATCTACTGTCTTGGGTAATATATAATCACGTGCATTAGCTTGATTCAGACCACCTACGGGTTCGGCAGTATAACCAGCAGCTAGACCTGGACCAACACGAATATCTTGAAAAGGTTTTTCATTCTGGCGTTTCTGGCTAGCCACGTAGCGGTCTAATCCTACAGTTTCAGTAAATGATGGACTGCCATAAACCCAAGAATTATTCGGCGTCACATCATAGAAGGATTTTACTTCATGCTTCTTAGGTCGATAAGTTTCATCATTTCCAGTATAGCGCCCCAAACGATTAGAATTGGAATCAAAATTCAGATTTTGTTGATTCTTATTCTTAATAAAAGGAATCATATTGTCGTGGAATGCTTCTTTCTTAACAGCTTGACCGGAAAGCGGGCTAATAAAAAAGTCTCGTTCCCCTCCTTCTCGTGCAGCAGAATCTTGAGGACGTCCAGTAGTATTATTATTCAATATCGCTTGATTAAAACCGACTTGTGGTATTACTCCGGTTGTAGTTGCATTTTTAGCAGCATTGTATGATTCTCTTGCCAGAGTTGATTCTGTCTGAAATACATTATCTAAAATTGCTGGCATATTTGTTCCTATTTGCCTTTTTGCCTTTTTATATCTAATTTTAAATGATATATTTTATTATTATATTTTCTCCAATTATCCTAGCATTTTTAAATTTAACTTAAAGATTTATTCATCTAGCAATCTTAGAAACAGGGATAAAAACAATTAGCGGTTAAAACCCGAATAATAATTTTCCTAGTATAATTTACGGAACACTTGACCCTGTACCCTGACACCCTTGTTCTTATATTTTAGTATCAATTAACTAACATGGCTACTCATAAGAATACTAATATTTCGGTTGATACATTTTATGAAAAGCAGAAGGAGTTATATGATATTTGTGGTAATGTAATTAATAAAGAAAAGTATCCTTTTGTTGATATTCTATCCAAGTATTTAACTGATATAGTAGGTTTAATTGATATAGAGATTAAGAACTCGGCGCGTAATTCGATGATTAATTGGCGTGAGAAGAAGAATCCCAAGTTGCTTTCACGTTTGATTAATAATGATGATAATGTAAATCTAATAAATATGAGTATGAATAAGATAACTTCTAGCAATTTTATGACTATTGTAAATGAAATATCGGAAGCGCTACTAAATGATAATTATCGTAAATTGCCAGATTATTGTTCTTTTCTTTTTGATGTAGTAATTAAGAAATGTATGATAGATGAAGCTTTTTCTAAAGATTATATCCGTTTCCTATTTGGATTTAAGGATAATATTGCAAAGCATCTAAGTGAAAACATCAAAAAATTTACAGAAGAAGCAGTTAGTTTTCTAAAAACTAATCAACCTTTAAAGGAATATAGTTATTTTCATTATGTTAAAGATGTTACTTTATGGCGTAATGTTGGTGTGATTTTCGCGAACATCTATAAGTCTCTGGGTGTTAATACGAGTGTAGGGCAGATTAATATCAACATCATTGATAATTTGGAATCTCAATTTGATATATTATTTAATATATTGGATTGGTTACCTGCAAATATGGATGAATTAAATGGTCGTCTCTTTATGGTTTTTGCAATTATGGAGAGCTTGATTGATGAAATATGGAGTAAATTCAGTGAAAAATACCGTGACTTATTTAAAGAAATTTTAACATTGGTGTATAATTGCGCTAATATTCCTAATAAGATTAAGTTTAAGGTGCTTGATTTACAAGATGTGATTAAAAATATTAAGGTTCCAGTAGTTGCATCTGCTAATACATCTACTGTTGATGTTGAAAAACAAGAGGAACACATAGAAAATAATACAAATGCTAAGTTAGCAACATCTAATACTTTAAATAATAATTCAGTATCTAATCATGTACCTAATCCTGTGCCTAATTCTGTTAATATTTGGGAAGCTAGAAAGCAACAACAAGTTTCTACAAATCCTAATCAAAATCAATCGACAACTCCTATTAATATGCCATCAACCACAGTATCTATTAATAAATCGCATGGTATAATATCTAATGTTAAAGATAGCAATTATAATCAACGGACTAGCAAAAATGAAAATAATAAAGAAGAATATGTACAGTCAGGAAGAAATAGAAAAAGTTCTCATCGTGGAGGAAGTTCCAATTATAATCGAGACATTAATAATCGTGATGTTATAAAGAAAGTAGAACAAGAACCAAAAAGCAAAAATATGTTTAGTGGTTTAGAATCAGGTGATAGTAATGATGAACATCCTAATGAACCAGTTGTATCGGCAACAGTTAAGGCAGATGAAGATGATTTTATTACTGTTGAAAAGAAAACTAAAAATATATATAAACCTAAAAAAACACCAGCACTTGCTATTGAAGGTGGTAAGATTTATTCTAATGTATCTAGCAAATCAGGACCATCCAATTATTCAAAACGGAAATAAGAGAAATAAGAGAAAAAAAGAGAAAAGGATCGAAGAAATTATTGAGGGTTGTATCGGTTGTTTTTTTTATTTTTTTTTAGTTTTGTAATGTAGCAATCATGTCTTCTTCTACACCACCATCAGAACAAGATTTACAGAAATATCGCAATATTACTATTACATTTATAAACCAACATAAGAAAGATTTAGTCAGTATATTTCTTCAACATTCTAGGGAAGCTAGTGATGAAGACCGAATCGGTGTGCTAGGAATTAATCTTTTAGATTTTAATGAAACTGGTAAGATAGATGTTGCATATTTACCTGTACGAATTCTAGGAGATGATACCCGCAACCGAATTCAAGAAAGAATAAAAGAAAATGATATCCATGTTATTTATTTCCTAATGCTAACACCTCTAGAAGAACAAATAATAGAATTAGATATTCGTGATTTAATGTGATAAATAGGATTACTTATTTTATCTTATTGTTTTCTTTGCCATATCAATCTATAATCTATTGTAGAATAAGAATTTTTTTCCAAGGTATATATTCTCTCTGCCATCGGAAAGGCACATCTTTGGGTATTAATCCATCCCATTCTTCTAGTGTTATAAATTTAATTTCATAATTCACTATCCCTTAAACGACTATAGGTGTTTTAACACCTATGGAGTTAGGGATGCAATACAGCCCGAAAACGCAGTTTTTGGGCGCTATCCGCATAACCAAGACCTAAGGATTTTTTAAATC